ATCCATCCGGCTTCGCCTATTAGCAAGAACAGGACCTCCCATGCCACCTATAGCAGCCACAATTTGTGCAGTATTACCAACCGCTCCAAGTGGAATTGACCCTAAAACCGCTAACATACTCATTGCTGTTTTGTCATAGAAGTTGGCCGCTCTCGCATTTACGTTCTCAATAGTGTTGTAGGTTTCATCCGTTGTCTTTTTCAAACCCTCTTGAATACCGGAATCGTTATGAGCAACCTTAGCTAATTGAAGCATTCCTGCTACTTGAGCCTTACTCATTTCAAATAGTTTAGCAGTGTAATCTAAACCTAAGGATCCTCCCCCCATACTGTCTGATACGCGCTTGAATTCATCAGCAATCTCAGCCATTCGATCTGCGGTTATTCCTCCTCCTCTAGCCATGGACTCCCGGTCCCCCTGAATACCTAGAACAGAAGCAGCTTTAATCGTGTCAAGACCCCCTACAAGAAGCTCCGACATCGTGGCTAAAGCCCCTTCGATATTTTTTCCACCTGCTCGGCCCTTTAATTCCTGGGCTGCGGCACCTAAGGATTCAACGGCTTCGTCTCCGAAAAAGGATGCCTTATCTAAGGAGGACTTCAACGTTTGCAAAGTATTAATTAATTTCTCATTACTAATGCCATACTTATCACTAGCGTCTTTATTCACCTCAGCCAAACGAGTAACCACACCAGCACTATTATCCGTAGCAAGAGCTAGATCAGAATTTAAATTTCCTAAAGATTGAACATCTTGCCCTGTAGCAATCATTTCCGTGGTAAGGGCCATAAGCCCTTCGGTTTGAAATCTCACTCCTTGACCGAAGTTCTCAATTATGGCTTCCTGAAGTGCTTGATTGCTAACCAAATTATCCGAAAGAACACTACTGTTCTTGGATACCATCTTGCTGAGTTTTGTATTAGTTACTCCAATCTTTAAAGCATCCCGATTGGTGGAATCCATCTTATTCAATGAATCCGTTAACATCCCTATCGGGTTTCCAAACTTTTCGAGTTCGCCTATGGTAGCTCTTAAAGAATTATTAAGTCTGCCGAGAAGTCTAGCACCGACTTTATCCTGCCGCAGTATTGCCGCGTCTAGTATGGCTCTTTCGTACTCTATTTCTTCTCTGGTTTTGTCGCTCATTATGTGTCCTTACTAGGGAAAGTAATTTTAAATATGTCGCTCAACCCAGAAATATTTAAAGTTCTAAAGTCTCTAACACTTCTAGGATACTTAGACTGTCTCTTCATTTTCCTTTTTGCAGGAGGATTTAAAGGGGCAATAGAATAAGCCTCGGCGTAGGTGGCTTTGAACTCATTCCCGTACATTCTATTTAGCAAACTAAGAAATATGCCCTCATCTAATGATTCGCACGTTAATACGTTATAGAGTGAGTTACCTAGCCTAGACAAGAAGATACCATTAAAGTGATTATCAGTCTTTAAAACTATTCCATACCTTCTCCCTCTTGCATACCCGTAGCTAAACTCAATTAAGTCTCCTGGGCGCAGTCCTATGTAGGAAGTCTCTACTACCATATAGCCCTCTGAGGTAAACTCCTTCAGTTCATTCCTTAAATCTGCACTTAAGCCCCTGTTCATTGTAATATTATTGCAAGACTCATAAATTTACCGTTTTTCATGAAGTCTTTTCCTCTATAACTATTTAGAAGATATGAATACATTAGAAGAGGATTTAGTCGAAACAATTGATTTACTTAACTTTACTTTCTCCAGTGACTTTGTGGATAAATGGAGTTTTAAATACGGAAAGAGATTACCTAGCCTTTACCAGATTAGATTGCTTAAGTCTCTAGACACAAGAAAGCCTCTAAAACTACAAACGGTCTATAAGTTCCTAGTGGTTGACTCAGGATTTAATGAAGAAGTTGTAAAAACGTTCTTAGAGGATATTGACTACGAGATCTACTTCCCTATAATCAAGGGTCAATTAGGAGAACTACAATGAACAAGAAAGAGAATCCAATGGAAGAAATTCACAAAGCCGCCAGTATGGGCGAGATAGTAGCACTAGCAATAATATGGATCCTCATGATCCTAGTGTCTATTTTTTCTGGGTGTTTTGCTTCTTAAGTTCCTTTTGCTCATCGATTCGCTTACAAACTATTTCTTCTGAGTGGAACCTTGGGCACGCTTCTTTGTACTCACACCAGTCACAGAAGATGTTCTCTTGTGCCCAGAACTCATCCTTCTTCTTCTTACGGATCCTCCAGACCTTTTCGATCTGTTGCTTCTTCCATCTATCAATTTGGAATCGTGAGAACTTAACGGCTACAAAGTTACCTGTAACTGGATAGTAGTGAGCGCAGTAAATCTTTTCGTAGGGAACGTCATAAAGCTTATGAATTGCCCATGCATATCCCTTCAATTGATTGTCATCCATTAGAGTTCTCTTCTTCTTTTCCCTCTTGGATGTCTTGTAGTCGATAACTAAATATCCTCCGTCGTTACCTTTAATTACACGGTCGATAACTCCAATAAAAGTTATGTCATTTCTTCTCATCCAAAGGAACACTTACCATCTGCTCAGTAGACATGGTCTCACCCATCTTCTGATTCCAGAGTATAAAGTTCTCTAAGCAGGACTTCATCCTGTCATTCTCATGGAATGGAACCTTGTAAGTGGGGCGTTCTTGTTCAGCTATCTTCAAGAGAGACTTCATGTCCTTCTCTTTGTATCCGATCTCAAAGATCTTGTGAATGAAGGATCCGAAGTTCAACGCATCCTCATTCTTAGCTCCGAAGCCCGGTAATCTTTCTATATATCTCAGCTTGTATTTCCATAGGCACTGGTCTATGATGTCACTGCGAGAGGCACTAATATTATTTATAAACATGGGATCCGATTCTTTCATTAGAAAATACTGTTTGGACAAGTTCCACTCTAATTATAGACTTTGTAGCGACGATACAGAACTAGTAGTTCCGTCTATCTTCGTGAAAGATGACTATAAGAGGCACATGTCCATCAACACAGAAACGGGTCTCTGGCGTTGTTTTAAGACTGGTGAGGTAGGCAACTTCCTTAAACTATACTCCAGTCTAGAGAAGTGCAGCTACCGTGAAGCTTATGAGAAGTTTGTCTTCGAAGACTTCATGAACTCATANTCCACNCCCAGGAAGTTTGAGGAGTTCGATCCTGATAAGATCGAGTCCAACCTTGAGGAGTCAGAACATTTTAAAGTAGTTGAGGATCACCCCCTGATTCAATCCCGCATGTTAGACCAATTTAAGTTCTACATTGCAACGGGAGGCAAGTATAGGGGCAGGTTAATCATTCCTTTTATTAACCGTAACAACAAGTTGTTCTACTTCCAAGGTCGAGCCTTAGGCGACGAAAAGCCCAAGTATTTGAACTGCAAGAATCTTAGAAGCTCTCAAGTCTTATACCCCTTTGATTATGGCTCTCAGGAGCCTCTGTATATCACTGAGGGAGTCTTTGATTGCCTAAGCCTACAAGCGGTAGGGTTGAATGCAACGACCACTCTAAGCTGTTTTACGAGCCGTGATCAGATGCTGCAACTAAGCCAGTATCGTGGTCCTCTAGTCTGCGCGTTTGACAGCGATGAGGCAGGAACTAAAGGCCGTAAGAAGTTCATGGATCTAGCTCACTGGATTAGGAGAGACGATTTGCTCACCGTTGTCCCGCTCCATCCCTTCAAGGATTGGAATGAGATGTTAGTTAAGAAAGGCCCTGATTTCCTAAAAGACCAAGCAGAGAATACTCTAAAGCTTGATCCCCTTTACATCCAGTGCCTAGCGTATGATAAAGGCCATATCATTTGATACGATTGTTTGATTCAACGCATTAAACTTAAGCCTAGCAACGTAGGTGCCTGTCATAGAACCTAAAGTACCATCCAACAACTTAGGGTGAGTCTTTAGAGCTTCAGTGTCAAAGTTAAATATAATCGTATTCTCTGAGGTGGTATCCATTACCCCTGAAGTCGCAGAGTAACCTGAAACTTCTACCCTAGCATCGAGGTTGCGATCTTGATTCTTTTTGTAAATCTCAAGCATTGGCTGAGTAACCAACGACTGCTTGAAAAGGTTTGTAATGCTACTATCAATATTAGCATTCTCAAGGGTGAACTCGTTTGTAAACTTAAGATCAACTTTAGAACCTAGGACTAAGAAGTTATTCTCCAATCTAGTAGCAACCCGGAAAAGTAACGGTTCTGTAACGCCAAAGAACCTGTCTTCCGTTAGTGTAAAGTCATTTATGATCGTATCTAGGTCAGAGCCTGCAACTCTCTTTACCGTCCATACGTCAATGTAATCTCCGGTAGAATCTACTTCATTTGCAATAACCGTATCTCCAGATAGGTTGAATACTCCAAATGGAACAACAGATTCTGAGTTTAAGACGCAAGCATACTTACCTGTATCGAGCTTATAGATACCCGAGGAGTCAGCATTTTGATCGTAGTTTGAAGGAGCAAATGCTGCGACATTAGAAGTGTTAGCATCACTAGTTGAGAAATGCATAAGAACACTTCCCGTAACGCTTGCTTTAATCTCTCCATCGCTATTTATAACTGAGCTTGGGGATTGATTATCTGAAGCGGCAAATATGGATACCCCACTAATCGAAGCGGGATCAACATACTGACCATCGTTGATAAAATACATTACGAGAGCAGTTGGGCCTAGCACCGTAGGTCTTTCATGTCTCGTTGTGACTTCGTATCCGTTAATTTTCATGCTAACTCTCCAACTTCTTAATTTCTTCGGTGTAAAAGCCAATGAAGGCTAAACGCTCCTTCTGGGTCATAACTTTCACGTCCGAGTAATTCAAGCCTACCTTATTTACTAATATATACGCTTGGTAAAGAAGATCCTGAGGGGATAAACTGGATGTTAGCTCACTGAAAAAAAATTGACATCTAGAGGGATAGACATCGTTTCAGTGTGTTTGCACTCAGGACATTCAAAGATAAACCGAGGGTCCACGCCATATTCACTCCTGTTGACCTCAGAAAGGAGCTTCTTAATGTCTTGAAGATGCATACGCTTTACAGCCTGGGCTATAAATATAGAATCAGAGTTACCTTGAATTGACACTATGAAACGGTATAAATTCTTGTAAACATCCTCAGGAGTAGACAGGAAAACCTCCTCACTACTTCTAGGGAATCTAATTTCTGCCTTTACGTTAAGTCTAGGAAGTGTAATCTCCCTAGGGTCTGTCAATTCATCAGGGACCGGATTCATATTTAAATGGTCAGCAAGTTCTAATGAAGTTTTAATTTCAGCGGAGCAAGCAGGGCAATTAA